CGCCCCCTGATAGGCCTTTAGGACGGTCATCATCCTCAACCCTGAGATATCAATATCCGTGTCGAGGAACCACTTATCGACGTCCATGTCGATCTTGGTGAACATTATTTCACTCCTTTTTTTTACCTGACTGACGGCCACCGTCGGCCGTCGGATTTTTATCGACTTTCTTTTTGGTTACCATCTCCAGGCCAGAGGCGAAAGCACACGGAAAAGGACTCTGGGGAGGAAGGGCATAAGGTAAGGGATCCCGTCCATCCAATCCTGGCTGGGTTTGAGCCGTCAGCCGGTCGTTTTTATTCTGCTTGAGGCCAGTCACGCTTGATCCGAATCTCGTTGATTTCTTCCTGGTCCAAGAATCTTTTCACTCGCCAGACCATGTAAAGGACGCCGAAAATAACGACGACCAGGTGGACGTAAACCAATATGTTCAGGAAACTCATAGCGACCTCCTCGAAACATTTCATGCAGTTTCTGTTTGCAGTTCCTCAGTCGCCTTCAGACCGTCTCTGAAGGACTTAATTTCTTTTTCCAGGATCGACATATCCTTCTTGTTGAAAAAGCCCATGGCGTCGGCCCAATATTGACCCAGCCACTTATTCACCTCGTCAGAGGTCTTGAGCTTTTTCACCTGGGCCAAACAGTCCTGGCGGTTGTCCCAGGGCCCCTTCGGCTCTTCTTTCGTCTCCGTCGATTCTGAGCGTCTTTCCCGGGCATCCAGTTCCGGCGGATCCACGTCACTAGGATCCAGCGGGTTGTCCTCTTTGGTGTAGATATCGAGGCCCAGGCCACACATGGCGATGGCCTTTACCAGGCATCTCTGGATTGTTTTGTTTATATCGAACATATCCGCCCCGTTCCCGTAGGGTTTCGGGAGGAGGGCCTTATTCCGGGAGTCCATGACGAACAGGTCTGCGAATCTGACGGGCGTCTCGTCGTCATTCAAATCCACACCTATTTCGACCATATACCCCTCCGGGCTGACCAGGTACGGGACCTGGGTGTTTTCCATCCAGATCGGGCCTTCCTGTCCATGGATAATGAGGGGCCAATTTCGTTGGGTGTAGGTCGCCTTGGGGTAGTGCTTGAGAAGTTCATTCCAGGCATGGGTCCAGGGCAGATAATCCAGCCTCCCCTTCTTGGCGGTGAGGTGGCTGACGTCGATGGATCTCAAAAATTCAAAACTACTAGGCATAATTAAATTCCGATTGAGGTTAATTTAAAGCGTAGTCCGGTAACTCGACGGACTCGATGATGTTGCTGAACCCGTAGACAGAGTCGGCGGGATCATAATCCTGGAGATCGACCAGGGCGTTCGTATATTGCGTCCGTCCGATGTCCAGTTGATGGGCCGGGATCGTGTAGATCCCGACCTGATAAGGAGGCGTCTTATTGACCAGGACGTAGACGTATTCAACGTCGTCGCCGTGATACTTGGCACAATCGATATAAAACGACGCCCGGCGGTGATACCCGCTATCGGCACACGCCCGGACGAACCCTTGACGGGTGGCGTCCCTGGCGGTCTTCAGGTCCATCCAATACTTGCCGTTGACCCAGTCGGGACGGGCCTTCAGTTTATGGCCGTCCTTTTCCCAGAAATAGGAAACCTCTGGGTTGCCGGACTTCATCATTAGTTGGACGAGGGGGTGGGCTAGGACTGACTTCGCCATTGCCTGGGCGAGGTCTAGCTGTTCCTGATCAATCATGATCAGGTTTTTCTCAAAGGCCTTTTTATTCAGACCCTCGATTATTTTTTTATTTTCCGGGTTTCTCTGATCAAGTTTCGGGATCAAGATATATTGTTTCCCAAACTCATCCGGCTCAAGGACCAGGGTGTGGGTCAAGGTCCCGAGCTTCATGTCGTTGGTCTGTTTCTTAGGGTGTGCCTTTTCGTACCGGAGGGCATAGACGCCTTTTTTGTGGACGGTCTCGCATTCTCCAGCCGAGGTCGCCGGATCCGCATGGTATTCCGCCGACGGCATTTCCAGGCTTACCATTTTGTTGAGTTGTTTATCTGTTTTTCTCATGTTACCTTGAAGTTTCCGATTGAGGTTGGGGGACGGGGTACACTCCTTCTGGAGTCCCGCCCCCGGTCTCTTAGGCCAGCTTCAGCATCCAGCCGAAACGACTTTTCCAGTTCCCCAGAAAATTAGCCCGAGCTTGGCGGTTCCTGTCCTTCCTGGACTGATCCGCTATCCGATTGATTTTTTCTGTCATTTTTGACTCCAAGTTTGATGTAAATCAATAACTTTAAAGACCCCGGGATTCATCCCGGCGAGGGCCAAAGGGACCCACGGTTTCAATTCCTCGGTGGCGTGTCCGTTGGTTTCCCAACTGAATATCCCCGAGTACGTCATGCCGAGAGTGGACGCCAACTCTGCTCGAGTCAGGCCCATCATCTCCCGGGCTTTTTCTAGTTGTTCTCCGGTCATATAACCTCAGAACGGGATGCCGTCCTTTGGGACGTCATCTTTTTTGGCGGGTGAGGATCCGGAATCCATTTCTCGGGGCCTCATGATTTTGAAGTCAGGATGCTTTTCCTCTTCCTTGTAGTTATTTACAAGGGCCGTGTAATACACGCCGGGCTCGAGGGCCTCATCAACCTTAATGGTCAACTTGATATCCCCCGCCTGGGTTTCCCCCTTCCAGAGGGCCCCAATACTTGATTTTTTCTCTTCAGGCATTTTTCCTTTCTGCGATGATATCCATCACCGCCTGGTTGATTTTGTCGTTCAGTTTCGGGGAGAGAACCCGACTGACGACGGTTGGATCGAGCCCTGCCCTCCTGGCAATCTCGATCTGTGAAATGCGATATTTCCGAATCAATTCAGTCATTTGTGTTTTTATACTTGTCAAGTTATGTAGACTCGATATCATTAAGGTTGTCAATATTTGTTGACAATTTTAGAACCTATTTAACAATTGTCAAATTTTATTTAAATCCAAACCTAGAAAGGTTGATATGCAACAAAATCAAAACCAAAACGTGACTAAACTCAAAAAATGGGACCAAAGGGTTTTAAAAAATGGGAATGGAATAAAGTGGCAACACTTTAGATCCTGGTTTGGATTTTTTTGTGAGGAAACGCAATTGAATGTGGTCGGGGCATGGGGCCGTAAAGCGAATCTTCTGAAAAGTGGAAGATGGAAGGGATCTAATGGATGACCAAGATAAGCGGAATCATAAAGCCAGCCTCCGCTATACAAACTCACTGAATACTGAGATGCATTCGACTGGCGTCCTAAAAAAAAGTAGAGCAACTGGAAAAATTCAGAAAATTTCCAATGCTCAAAATCCAAACGTCAATAGTGACGAAATAATTTACGGATCTGTAAGGCAGAAAACCTGGACAGACTTCCATCCACCACCCCTCTAATCAAAGCATTGGTCAAGTCCCGATAGACAGACCTTGCTTGAGTCGGAGTGGTAGGAAGAAATCCCACTATAAAAAAAACACTATGGAACGTAAGAAAGGAGACCCCGAGGTCTCGGCCCGCCTCCAAGAGGAATGCCGTGCCCGGGGATGGAATCAGAAAAGGCTAGGAGAAGAAATGGAGATTTCCAGGACCTTCGCCAGCCAGGTTTGGAATGGTTCCGTCCCGTTGGGCCCTAAAAATCTTTACAAATTAGCGAATCTTGGATTCGACTTGAATTGGCTGATAGCCGGTCAATCAAGGATGAAAAGTGGCACGACTCAAATTGATATTGATCGAGTCATGGCGGAGTTGGATCAACTCCGGTTTTATAACAAACAACTGGAACGTCTTATTAAGGAAATAGGTAGAAATGACGACGATGTGCGAGAAGCTAGACGAGGCCCAGAAGATTCTTCAGCTTATGCGGGAGAAGATAGATGAACTCGAGGAAACCCTTGTCGGTCAGGGACGACCACTGGGTATTCCGAGATTACACAACCAAACCGGCGAGGCTGATCCGCCTATGCCGGACCGAGGAGGCCGACTGGAAGACGACCTCGAAGGGGAAACGGAAGAGGACGGGACAAGAAAGATCGTTTTTTCTTGAACGGTTAAAAGAAGAGAAGGTCCAGGAAATTCAGGCCCGGTCAAAGGCCGGGATCGAGGACTTGTTCCGGGACTGGCTAGACTTAGCCAAGTCCACTCGGTCGCCCAGGACGGCCGAATCCTATGAAACGACGGCACGGTATTATCTGGACGCCGTCGGGGATCATCCTGGGGATGCATATGACGGGCGTAAACAGAAGATTTTTGTGGACGCCCTGAGATTCCGGGGACTGGCGGATCATTCGATCCAGGCCCATTTAAGACAACTCAAAGCCTGTTTCCGTCACGGGGAACGGGTCGGGTTGATTGACAGGGCCCCCCTGGTCGAGCCTCTGAGGGTCGCAGATCGTGAGATCACGGCCTTCTCTCAGGACGACCTGGACCGGATTGGACGCCACCTGGAAAACCGGCTGAAGACAGGGCCACCGTTCCGGCGGAGGTTCTATCTCAACCATATCCGAGGGCACATGATGCTGTCCTGGACGGGGATAAGGGCCGGAGAACTCTGTCACCTAAAATTGCAGGATATTCACTTGGAAGACCGATTAATAACGATTGTCCCGGACGGGTCGGACTGGGCCCCGAAATCCCGCCGGGTTGATCGTGTCCCTATGTCAGTGGTCCTCCAGAGATTTCTGATAACTGATATCAATGAACGTCCTGACCGGGACGTGTATTATCTTGACGCTGGTACTGGTTCCCCGGCGTACCCCAAGAGAGACCAACTCACCCAGGCGTGGAAACGAATCCTCGGGCGAATAGGGATTGAGGGTGTCAAGCCGATACACGGATATCGGGCAAGCCTGGCAACCAGGCTTATCAAGGCGGGTGTGGGTATCGTGGAGGTACAAAAGATTCTTAGGCATCAACAGATCCAGACGACTCGGCAGTATGTCGATTCAATCCACCTGGATCTTCATAGGGCGGTTGATGTTTTGTGACTCAAATATGCACGGACGAGGAACTGATTCAGGCGTACTCTGCAAAACATCTGATTTTATTGAATAAAATCTGGTAGAGCATCTGACTTTTAATCAGGTGGCCCTGGGTTCGAGTCCCAGCCGACCCACCAGAACCCTAGCGTTTGCAAGGGTTCAGTCGTTTCCGGGGGAAACGCCAATCCCCCGAAAATCCCCAAAAATACGGTTCAACTATGCACGGACGAGGATCAGTTTTGACCCTCTTCCGGGACGTTGAGAAGTCCCGCCATGCCTACGCCCATCAGGGGTAACTTATTTTTGACGACCAAATCCAGGACCTGATCTTTGGTCAATCCGAGTGCCTGGGCCGTCACATCGATCCGTTCATCAAGAAGACGAGGGATGGACTTTGGCTGGCTGGCAAGGTTGGTATTGGCCCCGGAAGAGAACCAGGCTAAGGACTGAGCCTCGGCGGGGGTGACGCCTAATTTTTCTCCGACTCTCTCATAGAGGTCGTGCATGGTCCCGTATTCCACTTGCTCGGAAACTCCGTCCTTTGTTTTGGATGCTAGGCCGTCTTTTATCTTCCCCATGTTAGTAGACTTCGACATCCACTCGGTCGGGTTTTTTAGATATTCTTTATAGTCTTTCGGGGCCTTAAACCATCCTTTGGGTAGACTTCCAGGGTTAAGGTCATTCATGGCGACAAGGGCCCCACGGATGGCGTGTGTGTCGGCGGTGACACTGAGGAGGTTACCCTGGGAACCGGATTTAAAGTGTGTAGGTTTTGGATTGGTCTTCATCTTATCAACCTGGTCCACAAAATCCCGGTATAGATTCCGATGCATATCCATCATCGGGTAACCCTTTTCCGAGATCCCGCCACTGCCAGGTCCCTCGATAGAATCCAGTGCTTTTCCACGGCCTTCTTTACTTCTTAAAAGCATGGCGTGTCTCATATTGAATTCCGTGTTCGTCCTCGGACTGGTCGCCCCGTATCCTGATCCGAATTCATCTAAGAAATTCAGGATTTCATCCCGAGAATATCCTTTTTTGATCAACCCCTCATAAACCGGGCCCATGTTGTAAAAATACTGGGTTTCGGTTCCTAAAGCCGGACGAGACTTATTTGCAATCACCTCGGCTATTTCGTCCATATTATCCTCGATGGGTTTCATCCTTTCACCAAGAGGAAACTTTTCACCAGGCTGGACTCTCGGGGTCCCGGGAAGTCTTTCCTGCTTGAGTAGACCAGAGGTTCTTTCATAGGCCTCGGGGGTCAACTCAAATAATGGGTCTTGTCCGGAGGGTTGGATCCGATCAATAGGCTTTGGAATATCCATTTGTTTAGCCCGGGCCTCGATCACATCCTGGGCGGTGGCGAGTGGCTTGATCGCCTTGCTTGCTATTTTCCCTGCCATTAACCCAGCCCCTCCTGGATCCAGGGATATACCTGGGTCGGAATTTATTAAAAGATTTTTGTAGGTCTCATCACTGAGAGGATCAATACCCTGGGATAAAAGAAGTTTTTGACGTTCGTCAAGTTTTCTCGAATTTTCATAGACAGGATTATTAGGATTTAATAAACCCATCCCGGATTTCATCCAGAGGTCCTTTGCCCCGGATAACATTTCCAGGATCCCTTCTTGTTGGCCTGATCGGCCTCCATATCTTGGCGTCATTTCAATAACCCTTTAAGTTGTTTAAAAGTAATCTTGTCGAATATCGGGTGGAGTTTTTTCCCGGCCTTGCCCTTGGTGTAGAACTCGCCGACCTGGTTCCCTAACTCGATGTCGCCCGTCGTCATGGGCCTGAGTGTGGGCTCATTTCCGGCACGGACGTTCGCCATATCCTGGTACATCGTCACCGGGGAGTCGAACTGGGTTTCCAGCCCATAAACATGGCCCCGGTTTCCGTACCCTGGAAGATATAAATCACCTCCTTTTTTGACTTCTGCACTGACTAAATAGTCCCCGGTCACACCTCTCTCAAAAGTATCAAGGGCGGAAGGACGGTCGGTGTATTTTCTTAAAGGCCCGCCTCTCCCCGTCATTTTCCAGGGTTCGTTTTTATCGTAAATCGGAGAAAATTCTCTGAACAAATTAGTCACAAATTGTCGGGATCCCTTTGGGGAGTCATTGGGGTCAAAGTCCTCCAGGAGTCCTGCGATTCTTAGGGCGGGCTTTTGTGGATTTGAGGCGTCAATATAACCGGATGAAAAAGTCTGACCCGAGATATCTTTTGGCGGGCCGTCGCCCATCATCAGGAACTGGCCCCCTAAGAGGCCCCCTCTGTATTTATCCTGGATCCTCGGGCTGAGACGTTTCCCTTTTTTGCTGAACCTTTCCGGGATCTCATCGGCTGGCACAATCTCAAAACTGGGATCCCCTTTGAGGGTGGACCGGAAGGGTTTGGGGAAGACGGATCGGATCTGGTCCTCCCGGAACTGGCGGAGGAGGTCTTCCTCACCGGCCATAGCCTCGGTCGGGTTCATAGGATCGCCCAGGAACGCCATACCGACGCCGGAAAGCATCCCCGGGATTGATCGCACTATCGGATCATAAAACTCACTGACGCCCTTGTCATAGCTTTTTGCGTACTGTTTTGCTTTCGATCTTGGGTACATATCAGTCCAATAAGCTCATGGGGTAGATGCCGGTCAGGGCCGACGGTAATCCGCCCTGGGTCAGGAGGCCCCGTTTCATCAAGGCCTGGTTCATCTTACGGATCTCGTCCACTTCCTCCAGGGTCTTCATCTGGTTGACGGGGTTAGGATCGAAGAGACGTTTCCCTCCAGCCTCCGCCTCCTGGGTAAGTTTTTTCCGGGCCAGGTCTCCGAGGCCCATGTTCATCATCTCCTGGCGGACCGCCCCGACGGCGGATTTCTCTCCGGATCCGATCTGACTCAGCATCCCGGAGGGGGCAAATCTCTGCTCGGTCTCCCTGACCGAGGTCGGGGATCCCTGGAAGATTTTGGTGTAAGTCGCCCCGGTGTCAGTCTCCAGCCTCATTTTGGTCATGAAGTCCGAGACGGACGTGCCGTCTGGGAATAAGGCCCCGAGGATCTTCTCGAATCGTTCATTGATAAATCTTCCGGTGTCCGGGATCGAGTACCCTTCCTGGGTGACCCGTTTCCCTTCGATCTTCCCGAGGAACCCGGAGACCATGCCCAGCTTGACCGCCTCCTTCTCGGCGTTCGACATCTGTCTGAACTCGAAGATCACGTCGTCTGCACTGAGGGAATCGGATTTTCCTAGCTTGAGGCCTTTCTCAAAGGCACGGTCATAATCCATCTCATCGTGCCAGAAGGAACGTGCCTCGGCATAGGGAGAGATTCCGGCGGGGTTGGTTGCCCGGAGTTGGCCGTCCACATCATCGAGGAGGGTTTGACGGATGTCGGTGATCTGACGGATCTCATTGTCGGCCAGGTTCCCGGATCTCTGACCGGACTGGCCTATGTTCTTGATCCCACGCTGGAGGTAGTCCAACTGTTCAACGGTCATCCTTTCCATCTCCAGGAGATTATCCGGAAGGACCTTCCCGTCGTTGGAGGCGTTGTTTTTCGCCCTCTTGAAGGCGTCCTGCATGATGGGCCTCTGGAAAAGACTCCTCATGTTTTCGGTGACATCGATGTACTGGGGGCCGACTGGGACTTGTTTGCCCATGTCGTCGGTCACATACTTGGTGTAGGCCTGGTCATAGTAAGCCGGGGCCTCCCTCGATCTTTTATTCTTTAACTGCTTGAGGTACTCCAGGGGGCTAACCCTGACGCCCATGAGGTCCTGGATTAGGTCTCCGACCCTGACACCCATCCCAGGCCCTTGAAATAGCTTGGGGGCCCCGGGGGGGTCTATAGGGTTACCTCGACCCGTGATTCTCTGCTCGAGGAATTGCTGGCCTTCTGACGCCGTCCTGGAGGGGGTCTGGCTCATCCTCCCGGCGAGGGCCCTGGTCTGGGGTCCGGTCATGGTCTTGTCGGCCAGGGTCATGACGTTGTCCATGCCCAGTTCGCCGACTCGGTCGATCCGCTGACGGATCGGATCCGTGGACGGGCCGACGTCCCTTTCCAGGCGTTCTGATATCTCTGAGAGGGCCGACCGTTCAGGCCCTGACTTGTCCCCTATGGATCCGGAAGGATCCCGGGGGTTCCCTTCTCCGCCTCCTGGGGAAAGTTTGCTCTTGATCCCTCTTTTAACCCTACTCCCGGCACTCCCTATAGCGTCACCAACCGGCCCAAGGACCGTGGACATGGCGGTCGGAATGGTTACTGACGGGTCACTCATGATCGGGGGGAAAGTCGCATTTTTAACCTCCTCCTGGTCGAGGATCGGTTCCTCATAAACGCCCCGGTCTCTCAGTGCTTTTGTGGAGGCAATAGACGCCGGGTATGCGGTTAATGGCCCTGAGACAAATCCCGACCTGGCGATGTTCCGGATCGGCTGACCTGATTTCAATTGTAATGCTTTTGGAAGTAAACCGAGCCCGGATAGTATTTTTAGTTCTGTATATCCGGATATGAATCCGCCGGTGATGTTTGAGATGACGGCGGTGGCCGGGTTGTCTTCTGTAAACTGGCTCATCTCGCCCTGGATCCGTCCCAGGACCTCGTCGTAGTCGGTCCCTTCCATTCTTGATTCTATGGAGGCGACCATTTTGGGGTACTGTTCGTAGGAAATCCCGGAAAAAACTTCCCGGATCACACCCCTGACAAACTTGGATATCTCAAGGTCTCCTTCGCCAACCCCTAGCTCAGTTTTGACTTTTTCTTGTGCCTCGGCGGTCCCTGGTTTTATTTCTTCTACTTTCTGGATCTGTTTCCCGGCTGACTTAATCTTCCGGTCCGTTCCCTTGACGATCTGACGGATCTTTTTCAACCCGCCTTCAAAACCTTTCTTTTTCAGGCGTCCGGCTATTACCTCGTCCGAGTGGCCTTTGGACTTCGCCAGGTTGTAATATTTATAGACGGTTGAATTATCCATTATTTTAATATCGATTCGAGTTCCTCGTCGTTTTCAATATTCCCAGGAGGTGACTCCGAGGTAACGGCGGACCTGATCTTTTCCACTATTTTTCCCCCGGCCGAGGCCTGGGGTGACTCTTTTTTTACGCCCCCAGTCGAGGAGGTCTTGGCCTTGTTATCCAGGGCACTCTCCAAGGCCTTAAAATCAATTCTTGCCCTTTCTTTACTCAGCCCTTGGACTCCTGAAAATGGATCTTTAATAGTTCCAGGCCTTAAATTGTAGTAACTTGCAGTTTCTGCAAACTCGGTCCTGATTGGTTCAAAACTTTCTTTGACCTGGCTCATGTAGTCACGGGCTGATTCTATAAATTTAGCCCGGGCCTGTGGGGTCAAAAGTTCTCCCTTTTCAACTTTATCCTTTAAGACTAAAAGTTTGTCTAAAAGCCCTTGAGTATTTTGGGCATTAGCAAATTCTGTCTCCCGGACCACGGACGTCGGATCCAGCATTTTTTGAAAGGCCTGGATCAGCATCAGGTCGCCCTGACCATTTTCTTGTTGGGCCCCAGTCAGCATTGCCTGGTAGGCGTTAACGGCCCCAGTGAAATCTTTAGACCTGGCCGTGTATTCCTTTCTCAAGGCTTGTTCAGTTGTGAATTCTTTTGTGTCCCTGAGTGGTTTCTCCTCCTTTGTCATTTTTTCAATACTGTACTTACCCCCGGTCTTCAGGAGGAAGTCTTTGTCCCCCATCCTATTCGCAAACGCTTTCTCGGTCGTATTGCCACCCAAGGCCTGGGCCTTGGTCATGTAGGTTGGTTGCTCTTTGACTGGCTTATCCTTAGTCCAGTCCGGCTTAAAGGCGTTGGTCGGTTTTCCTTTATCGTTGTAAGCGATCTGGAAAATATCGCCGTCGTCGAGCTTTAACGCACTGGCGAGGGCCGGTTCCCTTTTCTTGAGTTCCGCCCCAGACATAAAGAGGGGTGTCACTGGTTCAGGTTCTGAAGTTTCAAGAGGCTCAGTCACTGGCGTGTAGTATTGGTCGAGGTACGAAACCGTACCGTCCCCTTTAAGGGTCTTAAACTTAACCCTAGGATCCCCTAGGGCGTTCATTTCATCTATCTCAAGCGGGACGGTTGTCTCCTGGAAAGGTTCCTCTTTTTGTTTTGGAGGCTTGCCTGGCATCCCTCCTGACCGGAAAACCCGCTGGTTGGTCGGGCTGATCTCAACCTCATCGGCCCACTCGGGGGCATTCTCCGGGTAATTAGGGGCCCCTTTTTTAATATACTTGTACCCTTTTTCGACCTTCTCCTCCTTTGGAGGATCCGGGGCCTTGGTGACAACCTGGTTGTACCGGTTCAGGTACTCAAAGTCACCGTCCTCGGTCGTCCTTTTCCGGACGACACGGGGATCTTTTAAGGTCATCCGTTCGTCCTCTTCCAGGTCAAAATATTCAGTTTGGAATTTTTCTTCCTCTTTTTGATCAGGCTCGGGAAAACTTGTAACTTGTTGACCGAATTTATCGTAGAATTTTCGGATCCCGCCTTCGGTCTTACCCGTTGTTACATTCTCCGGGAGGCCGATCATTTGTCTCATTTCACTATCGACGACAAACGTCTGGTCGGTTTTTTCTTTCGGAAGTGCCTTTATCTCTTCACCAAGGAAACCGTCTGATTTAATGCGAAACTGACGTTTAGAATTTGGATCAGTGTAAATAAGTTGTTCACCGGTCAGTTCAGGCCTTGCCCTTTTCTGGGCCTTCACCATTGCATTTGAAAGCATACTATAAACGGCGGAAGGCTTGATTGAACTCATAAGGGTCGCATTGTCGGTGATATTCTTATCGACCCCCATCTCGATGGCTTGCTCAATCATAGCGGGGAGATTGTCCTCCAATTGCCCTTTCAACGCCCGTTCCTCTCGGAGGGCGTCCAGCTTGTCCTCCATGGTCAGGGCCTGGTTATAGGTCTGGAGGCCTTGCTGGAGACCCTTGCCGAGGGCCTGAGTCCCGCCACCAGGGAACCTGGTCGGGGCGTTGTTCGCTAGGATCCCGGCCCCTAAACCGAGTAGTCCCTGATAGAAGGCTCTTTGCCTGGGTGTCATTTCCGCCATGGTGTCCTTAGTTAAAAAATCCTCCGGATCCGAGTCCGCCGACGACGCCAGCGGTTAACCCTAATGCATCAGCTAGGTCATCTTTGAAGAGGTTCGACTCCGTCGTCCCAGTCGTTGTCTTGCCGTAAGGTCCGCTGAGAAGGCCCTGGACGGCCCCTAGTCTCATCATCGGGTCATTCTGTTCCCGCATAAATTCGGAGAACGCAAAGTCCAGGTCTTGCTGACTTTGGGCTTGTTGTTGACCTCCGACCCCCATCAGGTCCCGGGTGTCGCCTCTCCGAGCGTTCCGGTATCGGTCCATGATGTTGGCGACGTTCCCGGCCCCTGCTAGGTTCCGGTCCGTCGTCGAGAGGTCAAGACCGGCCTGTTTAAATCCGTACTGGTCCCCTCGGGCTATGTCTCTTTCCATCATGGCCTGGGCCTGGTTGTACCCCTGGTTAAGGAGGTTCGCCTGAAGTTCCCCGATATTCTTTGCCCCTTCAGCCCGTGCCACGCCCCTTTCCAGGAATTCAGCCTCATTTCGCCCCCCTGGTGAAGTCATTGTGGCGTTGGCGGTAATCTGAGAAAGGTTCCGGGTAAGTTCATCCTGGGCCCTCTGGACGGCGGGATTGATCACGTTTTGTGTGTACGGGTTCATGTACGCCGAGGGGTCCCCCATGTTCAGGAATGACTGGTATTGAAGTTGAGGCGATCCCATATTGGCGACCCTCTGGGAGGCGTCTATGGCCCCCTGGTAGGATCCAGCCCCCATCCCTTGTTGGTCCCTGACCGCCTGGAATGCTTTCATCTGGTCCTGGTTGAACCCTGAAAACCGGTCACCTCCGTAACCCTGGAACCCCTTGTCGAGGATGTTCTGGTTTGCGTAATCGAATAGCCCGTCCCGGAACCCCATCATCCCTTCATCGATGGTCGAGGTCTGGGTCTGGGTTGTGGTCTGGGGGATCTTTCTTTCTCCTATTCCAAACATAATTCCTTTAGGCGTCTGGGTTTCCGGAAGACACGGGGATCCCGTCGATGGTCGTCACCTCGGTTGTTGATAAAGTCCCGGTGTCACTCACGTTTAATTTAAAATATTTGGGCGTCGTCCCTGACGACTTTAAAATAATCGTACCTGGTTCTAGGACGTTGTCTCGGTCCACTCTTAGGTTCGCCCTCTCCCCCTCATTCACGGCGGAGGCTAACTCGAAAAAATATTCCTGGTCATAAAACGACGGGGGGTTCGGTAATGTACTCACCGGGTCCCTCCTGGTGTCGCACTCAACCGCATCTCTCCGACACGCCAGTCGGTGTCAAAGGGACTTTCTACTTTTAGCTGGATCTGACGTCCGTTGAACCTGGTGTCAACGTACCCGTCACTGTCTAAGGAAAACGGGCCGTTAACTTTCGGCGTTGAGTCCGGGTTATCCGCCGTGTTGAATTTTAGACGGACCCCATTGGCCCCGGCGTCGGCGTCGGTGATAATCTGACGGACCTTCATTCGGTTCTGACCGTTCCCGATCTCGATAGCCCCTGTCTCGGCGAACACCGGATGGAGTTCATCGGCGATCCCGGAATAATCTGACGTATTGACTGATCTGACCAGCGACCTGGAGGTCGTCCCCACGGCGTCCGTTGTTGTTGGCACGGTCACCCCTACAGACCGGGAGAGGTTGACGCCTGGGTCCAGCCCGAGTTCATGCTTGTAGAGGTATCCATCTGTACCGGAGGCGACCGGGAAGTCCATTGAGCCTGACGGTTCCCAGGCACTCCTCTCCAGGTCCCCTGTCACCCAGTGGTTCTCACGGTACGAGTAAATCAAATACCTGGTCGGGACCGAGTCCCCAGACCGGGGGTAAAACCAGATGATCTCCCCGAAATCGGGGTTGTCCCCGCCGTAGATCAGGCCCTCGATATCAAGGTTGATGTCACTGAAGACGTAGTCGGCGACGTCGCATTGCAGTTCCTTCACATAACCGCCCTCATAGGACCACATCCGGCCCCTAGAGATCCAGGCGACAAAGTCACCACTCCCAGCGATTGCGTTGGCCCCTGATGGGCCGATACCCTCGGCGATTCTCACGGCGGAGTACACAAAGGGAGGGCCCACATAGTCGAGGCGGAATACCTCTTGGTTCGTAAATATTAGGACGCCATAGCGTGTTTTTCTCGCCCCTATGATCTCACCCCGGGTCTGGAGTTCGATGGCCCTGGCGGTGTTTGTCGTGGTCGGAGACCAATCGGCGGGGGAAAAACCTCCGTCCTGGGTCGCAAACCGAATTTTTCGGACGTTCCCCCCTGGGCATAAGACCAGGACATGACGTTCCGGGGTGACGAGGACCCCTTTCAATGACGTTAATTCTGCCCCAGAGTCAGTGACCTGGACCGCCACCGTGTTTGTCCCGTTCGACTCCACCCACCGGTACAGTTTTCCGTCACCGGAGTGGACGCCGATCAGATCATCTCCCTTGTTGTCCAAAGACCAGATCGGGGCGAATACGTCATCAGGGTCTGGGAATCTTGGCGTCCCGTAAGTCTCCTCCCCGTAGTCGAGGGCCCCGTAACCGAGGCCTGAAATTGTGAAGTCCGGCTTGCCGAAAGTCAGGGTGACGTTGGTCGCCGTCGCCGTGGCGTTCTTATCAAGGGTGATGGTCGTTGACCCCGTCTTGGAAATTACCTCAGCCCCCGCAGGGATCCCGGCCCCTGAGACAGACATCCCCGGGGCAATATTGGTGTTGTCGTCCATTGTCACGTTGGCGGAACCGGACGTCGTGTCGCAAGTGGCATCGGTGATTAGGAACCCAGACGGGGTGACGTCGTAGATCGCCGGGAGGGTCCCCCCGGAGTCCTCGACCCCTTGGAACACTCTCAGGCTATTGACTGAGCCTATGGCCATGTAACGGATCCCAACCTCGGTTCTCCAGGAATGGAGTCCCCTGATCGGGTCCGGGGTTGAGTTGTCAGGTCTTAGGATCCTGGTATCGGATAGCCGGGTCCATCCACCTATCGGCCGGATACGGCCCTCCGAGAACCGGACCAGGTTCCCGTTACGCCACCGGTTTTTTGTCTGGTAGGCGGTCCCGTTCCGGTAAAACCCTGGCGGTATCTTCAGGGGGATCAGGGCCATTATTTTAATCCAGGGAGGTAGACGGTCTTGCCGTCCTGTTTCACGGCCCGGAGGATTTGTTTCCGGTTATCACGCTTGCATCGTTTATTGGAAATATGGATCCAGCCAGCGAATAAATCTTTTCCCTCGGGGTCTTCAAATTCCAAAATTAATTGATCCCAGGAAATCGTTGTTGACACGATCCACTCGGCGACCGCCCGGTTCCCCGGGCTCTTGAAACACTCGAAATCGAATGCCTCGCCGAAACAATGCTGGCTTTTGCTGGATGATTTTAAGGCCTCCGACAGATCAGGATGTCGGAAACCTGACGAAATGGAGACCGGGCCGAATTTGTTGCGAATCGGTTCTATAACCGTCTGGCATAAAGCGACCAGGTTTGGGATCGCCTCCGGCACGTCTAAGGCCTTGTTCTCGATCCCCATCCTCAACGCCGTCTGGCTCTTTTCCGCCTCCCTGAGTGTCACATGGTCGGATAGGAACATTCATCCCCTCAGAAAGTCACCGAGGTTGGAAAAACCCTGGGATCCGTCGCCATCAACGACGGCGTCCATCACGGCCTTGGCCGTCGGGTCCATGTTCTCGACAATCTCTTCGACTTGTTCGGCGACCGCCGAGTTCATTTCACTGACGACGATGTTCTTGACGACTCCTAAGAGCAAACTAATTGGGTCCATTATTTTCCTGGGGTTTGGGTGGAGGTGTACCGTTGCCGTTAGTGGCGTGATCTTCTAGGTCATTGCCAGACTCAAAGAAATATTTTCCAACCGAGGATGCGGTCAGAATTAAGGGTCCTACGATTATGAGAAGCACTCGCTCAACCGTCTCCGGGACCTCTGAATCAAGCAAAAGAAGGAAAAATATTATTCCGGCCAAAACTCCAATATTGACCATGGCAATGACGGCACGTATATAAAACCGTGCTATTTGAATCGACTCATTGACTGTCCGGTCTTTACCCCGGCCCTTGACTGTCTTTTTTTCTGTAATTTCTTCCACTACTGTCCTCCTCGGATCTCTTCAAGTGTCGGTTCGTCGTCTTCGTCTTCTTCAATCTCGTCGGGGTCGTCCTGGTCCCCGTATATCCTCGACTCTGTCCAGTCGGGCTTCAGCCAATCCAAAAATCTTTGGATCACTTCCATTTGTCACCGTCCTTTCGATAAGATTAGTTCCCGAATAACCTGGGAGTTCTGGTCCACTGACTGTTTCAGTTGTTCCACGGCGATCTTGATACTAAGGAGGGCATCACTAGACTTCTCGACCATCGAGATGATCTTGGCGTCCTTCTCCTCCTCCCTTACGGCGTAGGCCTCCCTTTCTTTTCTCGCCCAGTCAAACTGATATTTACAGAACCACAAGAGGACCACGGTCAGACAGACCGGGACCCCGAAACTGTTTAGGAGATCGACAATCGTATTGATATCCATAAGGGGTTCTGGGGACGGGGTTGTCGGGTAGTAATAATGCTGATCAGCCGGGTTGGGGAAGTGGTGATCCATCAGCTAGGCTTTGGATTGTCGGATTTTACTTTAGCTACTGCATTTTTCCACGTTGTTGTGCCGTTTACTAAATCCCAATATTGCATATCTAACTGATCTTGAATACTGGGATATTCTTCCAAACGGTCTTCTTTGTATTGGTTAGGATCAACCCATGCGTTAACTGCATCAGCATCGTAATTAACTTCATTACCATCAGCATCGTAAGCAGTATCACCACTAATATAAGTAACATTCGGATAAAGTGCATAAATTGCTGTATGATTCATCCTACTACCTCCATAAGTGTAATACTTGAAGGATTACTTCCATACTGTGCAGTTACTATAGTAGAACTTGATCCTGCTTGTTTTCTAAACCGAGTCTTGTATGTAAATGAGCTTTCTGTGTTTGGGTGGTGTAAATACATTAAATTTGTCTGCCAAAGAAAAACCATTGTATTTTTTACACGGAATTGGTCATATCCAGATTGACCAAATAGAATATTATTTGAACTATCTGTAATTGCTAAATTAACTTGTTGTTGATGTTCAGAAGAGTCACTACTAGATATTCCAAAGGCTTGTGACACTAATATTAATACTTTATTCGATTGATCAGATGGTGTTATAGAAGCTGTTAAATTTGTGTCTTCCCAAGTTCCTGTTGCATTAGATGTGTATGTTGAATAAGTTGTACTTACCACTTGTAAAACATGACCACCACTTGCACCAGTAGGTGGCCCAGGAAAAGTTGCATTCGCTAAAGAAACCCCACTTCCAAAAGTCGTGTTAGAACCTAACGTAACTGTAGGATTATTCTGGCTAATCGTAACCTGACCATCTGAAGCAATACTAATCGCAGAATTAGCGTTATTTAGGTCACGGATGTTTGAAACTTGAAGATCGCTAGGCATGATTTTTATTCTGGTTTATTGGGCCAAGTTACGCCTGTTAAATTTCCGTTTTCATCTAAACTAGGTGTGCTGTTAGCTGGGAGATCACGAAGTGTTTGTCTGTAAGTTTTCCAATCATCAATACCTACATTAGTTTCATTAGCTTTCATCATCTGCCAATCACTAGTAACTAACATCATATTTCTAATATTTCTTAAAATCTGTTCTGGTGTTTCTTCAAT